GGTACTCGCCTTCATGTCGCCCATCGTGGTCGGTCCAACGCCCAGCCAGGCGAGACTCTCCGTCACGCCGACAGTCTGCTTCTGGAACGTGTTGATCCGGTGGAACTCGATTACCTTGCCGGAGTTAGCCGCGATGACCTGCGTGTCGCACAGGTCGGCAGCCATCAGTTCGTTCTTGAGAATCCCGAGCAACTGCTGTTTCCAGTAATTGCGAAGAAGGGCAGCAGGCCCCGCTCCAGATGAGGTCATAAGTGCCATGATTCTACTCCCTAGCGGCCCTGTTCAACCGTCTGACGGAGCAGCGTCGAAACGTCATCCTTGGTGAGTTTCGATACGTCCGTCTCGTTGGCGGTATGGGCTACCTGCTTTACAGGTGCTGTGGTTGAAGCTGACGCTGCCCTCGCGGCCTCGCGTTGCGTCCGCTGGACGCTACGCACCGCACCCACGGCGTCGTTACGTTTGCCTTCGTTCTCTTTCTCGCGGACACCATCCTGCCAACGCGAGTGAGCTAGGCGTAAGAACCCGCCGATACTTTCACCGGCCACGCTCTGCTCCTGTTGACTCATCGCCGTTGGCGCATCGTTGGTAATCCACATGCCGAACCTGTCGGCCTCTTCCGCTGTCATGCCCTTCTCGCTGAGGAAGTTGTTCATCACAAGCACTTGGTCGTCGTTGGCCATCTGCTGCTGCGGTTGCGGGGGCGGCGGTGCATAGCTGGCAGACTGCGGGTTCATCGTGCCTTCCAGTTCTCGGATGACCGCGTCCACGTCTGCCTCTGACACGCCGGCCTCGGACCGTGTGGCCTGAAGCACCTGCCTAGCCTTATCGAGTGCGGTGGACTTTTGCAGGAAACGGTTGCGAAGAATCTGCTCGTTCGCCACGCTCCGCTCTTGCTGGGCCTTCAACCGCGCCTCGTTGCGCTTCTCGACTGCTTCTACTTGTGCCGTCAACTCCTCGTTCCTGGCTTTCAGTGACGCAAGGTCGTCGTCTGCAACCTCCACCGTCATCTCTTCCGTGGCGTCTGCCACTGCGGGCTCTGCTGGGGCTGTAACCTCGACAGAGGGCTCCGACGCTACCACTTCAGGCTCGGTAACCTCTTCCTCAGGCGTCTCGTCAATCTCCGAGTGCGTGAGGTGGTGGAGGGCTTCTTCTGCCTGCTCGTCGCTGATCTGTTCTACTACCTCGGCCATGACATTCTCCTCGCGGCCCGGTTATCCCGGTAGCTCGCTTTCGTTCTCTGGTGTCGCCTCTACCACCGGCGAGCGATAGACGAACGCCAGTCGGCTCAATAGCCACTGGAGTTCCCTGTCTCTCGCCAGCATGGATTTGCACGTTAGCGGGTCGCTGGGCTCGGCGACTGAAGCCCTCCCGTCTATCCGTGCCTGTACAAGACCCTTCAGACCGCTATACAAGTGCTCGTTGCCACGCAAGTGAATGGCAACGGCCCGCTCCTCCTCGCTGAGTGTCTCGCGCAGGCGCGGGACCATATGCCTCACAAGGTCTGATACCTTCTGTACCGTGCCCTGCATCCCTCGAGGAATGGTCACTTCTTCAACTCCTTGAACGCCTGGCACAACTCTCTAGCCTGGACTCCGGTGATGCCGGCCCTGGCCACCATACGGTCGAACAGGTGAGTCGGTACGACCTTCACCATCTCGGTGAACGACTTGGCCTTGGCGGGCTGCGGTATGTTCGTGAACTGTCGCTTAATCAGTGCCATGCTTGTCTCCTATGACGATTCGCCAGCGGACTGCGCGGGAGTGTTACCGCCCTTCTTGCCACCAGATGCGGGACTCTTGCGTGGTTTCTTGCTAGGTGAGTTACCGTCCGGCCCCGCCCCACCGTCGTTGCCGACTGTGTTGGAAAGCCCCATTGCCTGCATACGAGCCACGATCTCTTCGGGGTCCTGGATCATCAGTTGCTCGAGGCCCTTCACGTCTAACGCCTCGTCGCCGTACCGCTTCACGAAGGTGTGCCAGTCGACACTCGCTGCCGTGAACGGATTGGACGCCAGCACGTTGGCGAAGTCGCGGAACTGGTTGGCCTTACCGGCCTTACTCAACAGACTGCGCGCACCGACAAAGTTGATGTCGGTAACGGCGTCAATATCAAAGTAGTTGACCTCGGTGGTCTCGCTCTCGCCCACCCGGCGGAAGACCTTCTTCTCGTCGTCCAGGTTGATGTAGTACAGGTCGTTGATAAGCCGACCCTGTACCGGCAACTCGTCACGCTCAATCAGGATGGCCAACTGGTCGGTATTCTGTAGCGCGGCCGAGGCGACAATCTGCGTCTCGGTGGCCGTCTGGTCGCCGCTCTGACGCGACAAGCCCTGCACCGGGTCGCGTGCGTTCATCGCATTCCTGATCGTCTGCGAGATGACATTCAACGCACCCACGGCAATCTGCAAGCCGGTGTAGTCCTTCGGCAAGGGCTGGATCTGGTCGATGTCGCCCTGGAGCGTGAAGACCTCTCTCGGCCGGCGCGTCTCTAGATCGCGGGCGAAGTTCGGACCCATGTCGCCGCCGATCAGGTAGTTCTGGTACACGCTCTCGATGAGCGCCTGCACCGTCAAGATCATTTGCGTGTCGGACACGTCTTGCAGGTAGCGCACGATTGTCAGCGGCGATAGGCCGTAGATGCCTCGGCCGGTCGGCAGGACCGTAATGCTCCCGCCCTGGATGCGGCCATTGCGCTGCGGCGACTGGATGGCCTGGATGACGATACCGTCAACGATGCGGATAACGACGCTACCGTTGTGGTCGATCTTGCCAATGTTCTCGGCTACGTCCTTGGGTATGGTCCCCTCGAACATGAAGCCGCCGTAGAAGCCGTACTTCGCAACGTCCTTCGTGTCCTCGATCGTAAGGTTCTCTGTGAGCAGTTTCGGGTTCTCTTGCTTGTCGGGACCGATCGACTTGTTGTCAGGCTCGGAACGCAGCACCTCGGCTATCCCGGCAGAGTCCCAGTTGGGGTCGGCCTTGAGGGCCTCTAACTCCTCGTCTCTAATGCGGAAGCGCTTGATCTTCCACGTCAACTGGTCGAAGCGATTCGCTGCCGGGTCGAACCACGTATCGAACAGATCGTCAGTCTCGAGCGTCGGGTCGTCGTTGATCGGAGCCATGACGTTCTGAAGCACCGACATAATCGCGCCGGTCTGCGGGTCTCTAAGGAACTCGCCAGGGTTCACCGGGTCGGGTACTGGCATCCTGCGTGGCACCAACCGAATGTCACGCTTCCATCTGGCCGAGTACGAGCCCAGCCCATAGATCAGCGCGTCGCCAACCGTCTCGTAGTTGGTGCGGAAGTTCCCTGGCCGCTCACAGCCGAACATGACCAGCCGACTGACACGCTTCGCCGCTTCAATGTCCTCGTCGCCAACCGGATCGGCTTGCACGTAGTCCCGTGTGCCGAACAGGCTCGCCAGGAGCAAGGCGCGTAGCGTGTTGACCCCCTGGTGCGACTCGGGCGTCTTCAGGAAGTTGATCGGCGACATCTCGAGCTTACCGGCGCTACCAGTGGCTAGCGGGTAGCTCTTGCTTTGCGACTGGCTGGTGTCAGACTCTACCCGGTAGTTCGCCCAGTTCTCGTACCAGTGAGGCTCGTATTCTTTGCGGATCTGCTGCGCCTGCTCGATGCAGTCGTTGATAAAGTCCAGCGCAGCCGTGTCTCTTGCTCGACTAGCCAATGGAAAGCCTCTGTTCGTCAGTGGTTTGCTTGCCCGAAACCTCCATAGTCTTCCGGGCCTGGTAGTACTTCTCGACGTGCCAAAGCGGGATTTCCTTTACGTGGTCGAACCTGACCTGTGGATGAACGGCCAGATTGAATCCGGCCTTGTTCGCGTCTACACTGAAGTTGATGTCCTCGCCAGCCCTGACCTTGCGGTCCTCGTCAAACGCGAAATAGAACGGCGAGGAGCCGAGCCCGTGCGGCTTGGGTGCGAAGACCCTGCGTCGAATGGCAATACAGCCCGTGCCGACAATCGGCACGCGGTAGGGCTGCTTCACGCTTTCGTCTGGCATGGGCAAGTTGTAGCAGCGGCCCTTGGCGTCCACGCCGTAGTTGTTCACGCGCAGATTCGTCTCGGGGTCCATGCCGCCGACCCATACCGGCGTCAGCCCACTTACGATGTCCGCGTCGGTCACCGTGCAAAGCTGCCAGAAGTTCTCAGGTACAACCTCGTCCTCGTCGATCATGACGAGCCAGTCGGCGTCGGACTCCTTGAGGAAGGACTTGACGACGCAATTCCTCGCATAGTCCGCACCGCGCTTCCCCGCCTCGATATGCACACCAAAACGCCACGGGCAGTCCGAGAGCATGGACGACGCCATCGCACGAGCGAAGGCCATCGCCGTGGAGTAATGCACCCGCCCCGAAACGCTCAAGACGGCGAGGAAGATCGACGGCTTGCGGTCGGGTTGCAACGCTCCTCTCCGCGATCGGCGCTCCGCAATATTTATGATCGGCAGCGGCGCGGTCGCGGAGAAGGAGCGAGGCTTCTGATGCCGTTTTCTAGACATTGCCATACGTTTTCGGCTTACGCTTGACGCCACCGCTGAGCCCGGTGCGAGGTCGTTTTGGCATACCGGTCAGCCGAATCATCGGGCGCTTCCGCCCAGGGCGCGACCGGATCTTGGACTTGAGCAAGTCGATCCCGGTGCCGAGTTTCGTCGGCGGTCCAGCCGGGGTGTCGTCGGTCTTCTTGACGTTGGTCGGGCCGAGGGCCTTCCTGCGTCTGCTCTTTAATGCAGTCGCAGCCGCCAAGACTCCCGCTCCAGGCATTTTCCCGAATATGTTAGGCATGGTTAATACGCTCCTGCGAGATAGACCGAGGCGGTGAAGCCAGACACGCCATCGGCTGAGCCGAAGATGACCTTGGACGGCGCAGGGAAGCCATTACCGGCAGCGCTGATGCTGGTCATACCGATCAGCCAGTTGCCGACCGCCGTGATCGCAGTAACACCGCCGATCTTGAACGTCGCGCCGCCGATGCTGCCGTAGACATCCACGGACAGCGCACCGGAAATCCCGGTGATGAGCCGCACGCCCATGACGCCGTTATTGAACCACTTGTGCGGTACAGCAGGGTCGGCGTTGACCGTCTGCG